TCCAAATGGATATATTGTCGGATCGGTCGAAAGACCTACTGTTACTACTATTGGTGCATCAACAATGTTGATCGCTGATATAAGAGTTTCAACTTACTACACACAAACAAACTAAGGAGTCAAAGTGCCTACCACAGTAATCACGGGCAGAGATGTTACCTTCACTATCGGTGGTAACACTTTCGATGCTCAAGCGACAAGCGCAGTTTTAACTGGAACAACAAACCGCCAGACTTACGAAACTTTGGATGGCAAAGCCTACAAAGTAATCGACAACGATTTCACACTTGCTGTTGAAATGTTGGCAGACTGGGGTGTAGCAGGATCTCTATGTGAGATTCTATGGACTGCATCAGAGTCAGCACCAAACACAGGTATCAACACAGTATTTACAGCTGCATCAGGCGCAGTGTTTTCTTTCCAAGTGCTACCATCATGGCCAACAGCCGGTGGAAGCGCACCAGATGCACAAACAGTTTCCTTGACATTCCAAGTTATTGGAGTGCCAGCAGAAAACTTCGCTTAACAATTAGAAACGGGAGCACTAATGAAATTACCAATCACAATTGAATACAGCTCAGGCGAACAAGCTACTTACATAGCCCAACCGCCTGAGTGGCAAAAATGGGAAAAATCAACTGGAAACACAATCGGTCAAGCCCAAGAGAAAATGGGAATATCTGATTTAATGTTTTTGGCATACCATGCACATAAGAGAGAAGCTGCTGGTAAAGCAGTCAAACCTTTTGAAATATGGTGTGAAACAGTTACCGATGTAATTGTTGGTGATGCAAACCCAAAAGCCACCCAGCAGGAAGCCTAAATCGCTTATTGATTCAGTTGGCAATTGCCACACAGATTCCAATGAGTGAATGGGTTGATGCAGACGACATAATGACAGCATTAGAGATATTGGAGCAGAGGAATGGCAAGTGAAGCAATTGCTTACAATCGTTCTGACTTGCGCGATATTCTTAAGGCTTTCAAAGCGATGGATGACCAAGCAACAGAGGAAGCAAGAACTCAATCTGCTGCTTTGGCGTATTTTGCATCAGAAGAAATTAAACAAACAGCTGCAACAAGAACTAAGTCTGGCAAGGCAGTCCAGAGAGTCGCGGATGGCGTTAGGATCTCAAAGTCATCTAAGATCGGTGAGTTCAGATATGGATTCGCAAGTCAGAAATTTTCAGGTGGTGCTACTACGCAAACCTTATGGGGTGGCCTTGAGTTTGGTTCAAATAAATTCAAACAGTTCCCTGCATATTCTGGAAGGCAAGGTCGTGGATCTCGCGGATGGTTCATTTATCCAACCCTTCGCAGAATTCAGCCTGAATTGATTAACAAATGGGAAGCAGCGTTTGATCGCATTCTTAAGGAGTGGGGATAATGGCAACAGGTAATCGCACACTCAAACTCTCGATCCTTGCCGATGTCGATGAGTTAAAGAAAAGTCTTAAAACTGGCGAAACGGAAGTTAAAGGATTTTCTGACAAGGTTGGCGATTTTGGAAAGAAGGCTGCTGCTGCATTTGCCGTAGCTGCTGCTGCCGCTGCTGCCTATGCCACTAAATTAGCCGTTGATGGGGTTAAGGCTGCAATAGAGGATGAGCAAGCACAATTAAGGTTAGCCAGTGCATTACGCACCGCCACAGGGGCAACAGATGCCCAAATTCAGGCTACCGAGGATTACATAACTCAAACTTCATTGGCAGTAGGAATTGCTGATGATGCTTTAAGACCAGCATTCCAAAGATTATCAGTTGCAACTGGAAGTGTAACTAAATCTCAACAGTTATTGAATTTAGCAATTGATATATCAAAAGGAACTGGCAAGGATCTAGGTCAAGTAACCGAAGCTCTATCTAAAGCCTATGGTGGTCAAGATACACAATTAACAAGACTCGGAATTGGTATTACAGCTGCTCAAGCCAAGCAGTTATCATTCCGCGAGGAAACAGAGTTGTTATCAAACCTTTATGGTGGAGCTGCAAGCCGTAACGCTGAAACATTTCAAGGTCGTATTGATCGCTTAAAAATAGGATTTGAGGAAGCCAAAGAAACTATTGGATTTGCTTTACTTCCAATTATTGAAAGATTAATTAATTTTATATTTGTTTATGGCACACCAATAGTTGATAAGTTTAGAGATGCTTTTAACATTATTAGAGATGCTTTAGATCGTAACAGAGAATCATTTAATGAATTTTGGATATTGTTAAAAGATAGAGTTTTCCCTATATTGCAAACAGTATTTGGATTCTTACTTGATGTTGGTGCTAGGGCAGCAGCAGCGATCATTGATGCCTTTGGTAAGATAGCAGGAGCAATTACTCCAGTATTAAATTTCATTATTGATGCAATCAATTTGGTTATTAAAGGATTAAATGCAGTTCGAGGTGGAACTGATATTGCTCCAATCGGTAAAATCGGAGCTGGTGGTGGCGGATTTAGCGGTGGTGGATTTGCAGGATTAGGAGCTGCTGCTGGTGGAGTTAGTGCCGGTGGTGGCGGTGGTGGATTTGGTGGCGGTGGCGTTGGTGGTGGAGCAGGCGGTGCTGGTGGTGGTGTTGGTGGGGCTATTGATGTTTTAGGTGCAACAAACGCCAAAGATTTAGTTGATCGCTTAACTAGAGTTAATAATGCTTTTACAGATTTACAATTCCAAGTTATTACAGGTGGAATTAGTGGATCAGCAGCTAAAAGACAATTTGATAAATTAACAGCTGAGTTTGCTGTATTGGAAAGACAAGCAGGAGCATTAGTTCCAACAGCTGCTCCATTTGGGGCAACTCCATTTGGTCAAGCAGGCGGCAATACAATTAACATCAATGTTTCAGGTGCAATAGATCCAGAGGGAACTGCTAGAGCTGTCGCAACAACCTTGAATAGCCAAGCTGCCCGAAGCGTTACCGCATTGAGAGATCGTGTTGGTTAATGTCAGATTTTACGCCTGATTGGAAATTAACTGTCAGCGGTGTTGATTACACTAATATCGCTATTTCAGATGTTCAGCATCAAGCAGGTCGATCAGACATTTATCAACAACCGCTTCCATCATATTGTCAAATAACCTTAGTTGCATTAAATGGTCAGACATTAGATTTTGATGTAAATGACAGTTTAGATTTGCAGGTCAAAGACAGTTCAGGATCTTATGTAACGATATTTGGTGGAGATCTTACTGATGTAACAGTTCAAGTTAGAAATACTGGAGCAGTAGCCACAGTCGTTGAATATACATTATTAGCGATGGGATCTTTGGCGAGATTGACCAAAGAAATTTGGGATAACAATATCTCTCAAGATGAGGATGGCAACCAGATCTATACAATTTTATCAAGTGTTCTATTAGGAACTTGGAATGATGTGCCATCAGCTTCTACTTGGGCTACTTACAATCCAACCGAAACTTGGGCTAATGCAGTCAATTTAGGATTAGGCGAAATAGATCAACCCGGTCTTTACACAATGACTGCTCAATCAACGACAGTCGATACGATTTATAACATTATTTCAGATATTGCTAATTCAGCCTTTGGGTATATTTATGAAGCCAATAATGGAAACATAGGTTATGCAGATGCAGACCACAGACAAAACTATCTGCTTACAAATGGCTATGTTGAACTAGATGCTGGCCATGCTTTAGGTGCAGGCCTTTCCACAGTTATGCGCTCGGGTGATGTTAGAAATGACATTTATATCAACTACGGCAACAATTACAATTCACAGGTTACAGCTAGCGATGCCGCTTCAATTACGCTTTATGGCTACAAAGCCGAAACTATAAATTCTAGGGTTCAAGGGTCAGTTGATGCTCAAGCTATTGCTGATCGTTATATTGCTCAAAGAGCTTATCCAAGACCATCATTTCAATCAATCACTTTCCCAATAACTAATCCAGAAATCGACAATGCAGATCGGGATGATCTATTAGCTGTATTTATGGGAATGCCAGTTCATATTGAAAATCTACCTATTCAAATCTCAGGTGGATCTTTTGAAGGTTATGTTGAGGGCTGGTCATGGAGTACTAGATTTAATGAGCTGTTTTTGACAATTAATGTTTCACCAGTTGAGTTTAGTCAAGTGGCGATGCGTTGGAACACAACACCAGCCACCGAGCGTTGGAACACTTTAAGCCCAACATTGACTTGGGAGTACGCTACAATAGTAGCCTGATAGGAAAAGGATAAAATGCCAACTACCACCAATTATGGCTGGACAACACCAGCAGACACAGATCTTGTTAAAGATGGTGCAAGTGCAATTCGCACACTTGGAACTGCAATTGATACAACTGTTTTTAATAATG